TTGCATCGGCGGCAATGCGGTCGTTGGATTCCTGCCGTGCCTTTAGCTTTGCAGAGGCTTGGCTAATAGAAGTAGCAGCCTGAGACAACGCACCCGCAACCGCAGGGGCGGCACTCTGATACACGGTGTTGTAACCAAAGACTGATGCGTCTGCGGTATCCTGTTTAATTGCTCTTGCGTTTACTTTAATAGCCATGATTAATTATCTCGATGCGTAGGTGCTCCCTGCCTGAGCGAACGACCCAAGCATACTTGCAACGCCAGCAGTCCGTACATTACCTGCCTGATTGCGTAGGTTGTTTGCTTGGTTCTGTCCTGCAAATAAAGTGTTGCGAGCACGAATATCTCCTTGCTGAGTAATAAGGGTTGCCTGTCTGTCAAGCTCTCCCATACGTAGGTAGGAAGACGTTGTCTCGTCGGCAACATCACTTACAAAAGAAAGCTCTTTCTCAAAGGCGTCATTCTCTAAGGAATCAATATAATCATTGAACGTGCCTCCAAAGCCAAAGCGCACCTCTGCCTGAGCCAGCTCTCCCTTAGTTTCCCTACGTAAGATCTTAAGGTTTTCGTCAGCTTTCTGTATGGTGCGATTCCGATTGGCTACCTCAACAGAGTTCTGAAAGTCAACAGTCTGACGTTCACCCAAAGCATTGTTGCGTGCAACCACTGCGTCGTACTCAGCCTGATTCTGTACAGCCTGAGCATTATACTCCATCTGCGTAGCATTACGCCGAGCACCAACATACTGGACTACTCCAGATGCTGCCGAAAGAATTGCTGAGGCTATTGCTGCTTGTGCCATTAGTTTAGGTCTGTCTTAGTAATTAACGCTGCAACAGTCAATTCATTTGGACTGTCTTGTACAATCTCTGGAACCTTGTCAACTCCAAAGTAAGAGCCAGCAACAGGCTTCTCACGGTCGAACCCTGTGAACTGAACCTGTGTCTTGGTAGCGTCTGCTGTCTTAGCAGCAGGTAACACGAAACCTTCAAGCTCAATGGTCTCCTTGTTGTCACCGATGCCATACTTGTAGGTTGAACTAGAGATGAGATAAAGTCTTGAGGATACCACACGGATCTCGTCTGTGCCAAACGCAGGTTTGTTGCGTCCATCCCATGTGGGATACATCGGCTGGATCGTACCTGTGTATTTAGTACCAAGCACAACACGAATCGGGGTAGATGAGTTCTGCATCGGAATACGGATATAACCTCCAATAGAGGCATACTCTCCGTAATAGACGCCGTCTAACACTACGCTAAGTGTTTCACCAAAGTTCAACAGAGCATTAGAACTTACATCAATATACATCTCGCCTGTGCTTCCGTTGTAGTTGTCGCCTGCTGGTGCTAAGTCAAAAGTCTGAGCTGAGTCAAGATACACAGCATCCGTGCCAGTCGAACTCTCGTCGTTAAGGACATCGTAAGATGTTACGCTGCCTGAGCGGGTCGTAGCAATAACGACCATATCCTGTCCTGATGCGAAGCCTTCCCGAACAACTGTGATGTCGTGCACAGGAGCAAGAGTCGTGCGATCGTTCTTAAAGGTAGTTACCTTAGACCAAGCGTAGTAGTCCTCCTGCCTTTGATAGACCAAAGTGTACAGTAGTCCTGATTCGGTAAGCACCCACACACGAGCCTGCGGAGCTTCCTGAATAGCAATACGTTTGATTCTGTCCGTGATGAACGTGGGGTAGATAAACTTAGCCAAGTCGTTGGCGTTGAACCGTTGGATGTTGGCATCGTACTTGTACTCCATCAATCGGGTGTTGGACTCGTCTGGGAAGAACACAGATGTTCCAAGTATAACAGCTTCACCCTTACAGTTGACATCATCAACCAGAGATATACGCACGGTCTTCGGACTAACAGCAGCCTCGTACTGGTTAGGTACGATTCTAAAGATACCCTGAGTTGTGCCAATGATTAACTCCTCTGCTGCAAGAAGCCAACGGATTGAGGCGTTGACATTACCAATCGGATAACTAAACCCGCTGGTGTCCAGCACCTGACCGTCATCTTCGGTGGGAGCGTAGTTGGTATCATCACCCAGCTCACTGACAAACAGGAAGTTTGGATGTGTATACGTGCCACCATAAAATCTGCGACGTTCGTATTTAGCTACGGTTCGTGGGTAGTTATTCTCAAACCACGCACCCATTGCAAAGGATTGGAGCACGCCAGAGTTCTCATACTCTCCTGTTCCACCTGCTCTGGGTACTGGTGAGCGCAACAACGCACGCACCTGAGTAGAGCTGTCCCACTCAAGGATCTTCATGTAGACCACACCGCTAGGCATCCTGCCTTTTATGTAGCGACCTACAACTTGGTCTGCGTTAAAGAGAGGAGCGGTAGTTGTTACCGTCACATCGTTCGCAATCTCGGTAGCAGTTACCGAGCCTGTGGGAATTATAAGATTGTCGCCTGTCTCAATAAGTATACTGGGGTCACACTTAACAACATCGAATGTCTTGGCGGTACTTAGGTTGCCCACTACGTCAGAGGACACTGGTGCAATGTTAATGTGCTGAAAAGATCCACCCGACCAAGTAAATGTTCGATTACCAGTCGGTTCAACTTTTGCAGTTGCTGTGTTAGCTACATTGTCTACCTCGAACTCAGTCCCGCCATAGGATTTGTACACACTTCCGTAATCATAGAAGTCAGTCGCTGAAAGAATATTACTGCCACGATAAAAATCTACTGGGTGTGGCTCTGTGCCTACGTACTCTGTAATCTTGACCCAGCGGCTAGTGCTACGGTTGGTTGGGTAAATAATATCCTCGGACTGCCTGTCCTGATGCACACGAACAAATGAACCAACCTGATCGTTGCTAAACACCGCAACGTCAGAACGCAGGTGCACCTCTCCGTCAGGGACTCCCTCTTTCTCAAGAATGTCTTCCTCGATGGATGCGTTAGTGGTCTCGGCATTGTCCAAAAGATATAGGTTCGCAGTGGAGTCCTCTATCTTGGTAACAAAGTCAACAGCGTCTACATACACTGTGGTGGCTGTCGGTGCTACTACTTCGCTATAGTTCGTTGACGAATCAATAACCAGACCCAACAGCTTTACACCACCTGCCTCGTATTCAACATACCAGTCCTTAGTAAAGGAATTGCCGTTGCCTGTATAGTCAGACACAATAGCTGTAAAGTCATTAGCCGAGCTAACGACCTTAACAACCTCCTCACCCTTGGTAATGGTCATCTTTGTATCAGACACATCATCTTCCAAGAAGGGTTCGATGAATGTGCTAATCTCAGTAAGTGACCAGCTTGTATCACCAGCCACACCTACGGCAGCACGTAGCTGGTTGCCGTCCGAGTCAAGCAGGTTGTTACCACCGCTGTCCTGCAAGTCTTGGAACTCAAAGGTAATGTCAGCTTGAAGATAGCGGGGTCTGTGTGTCGGGTGTGCTATATAAAGGATGTCAGTCTCCGAGCTAAACCTCAAATCCAGCAACTCGTTCTGACTGTATGGTGTGGCTACTGTGTCCTTGAGCGTTCCGTTGACATCGTAAATCTTTAACTCCAAGTTGCTGAACACAACACGATACTTGTTGTCGGTTGCCAAAACAACTGTGGTCTGAACAACAGTAGTCTCGCTGTCATCTACGTCAATAACGTGTTGCTTAAAACCTTGTCTGTAGGTAGCTGGTCCCTGTAGCGTGGGTATAAAGTTCTCCAGCTTGCGGCAGGAGTTAGCAGTCCTTGCCAAGTCTGTGCGACCTGCCAAGTTATCGGTGATTAAACCACCTGAGAAATTTGTTTGGACATTACTGTATCTCGCCATAACGCTGATGACTTTCTATAACTCTGGATGACCCATCGCTGACGAAAGCCTGCGCTGGTCCTTGACGACCCTCTAAGACTCTTGCACGACGCAGGGCTTTCACATACTGGACGTGAAGGATCTCGTGGCGATTCTCAGAACCAGACAGCTCAATAGCTAAACTCTGAGCCATGTGCAATACGACCAAGCGATTCAAGTAAGCGGGGAGTGTCGTAGCTGACGACGAAAGATCAGGGATGTATGTGTAGCACAAAGAAACCGATGCGTGGTTACAATGCAGTTGGTTGTTGTAGAAATCGTATTCCGAAATAAGATAGTGATCAGTCGGATGGTTGATACGAACCAGAAGGTTGTAGTCGGCAGGCAGACTATAGTAATACTCGTAAGGATCTGTTGCCGAGTTAGCAACTCCTGAGAGCGTAACTTTCTTGGTGTTGTAGGTAAAGGTGTTCTCAGCAAACACTTCTAAGATAGCGTCCAAGTACGCTTGGTTTGTGATCTGGTAGGTCGTGCTTGTGGTGTCGTCTGCCTCCAGAAAATAGCTGCCAACCTTACGCAAGGCGGCATTCATTATGTTTAACTTAGTCGGAGTTGTTGACATAAGAAAGGGTGTAGTCTCCCCCGAATACACAGGGGAGACTACGGTTTGAATTAGGATTCGTTACAGCGGATTTCTCCAGCAACTTCACCCCACATACGAGAAGCGTCTGCACAGAGCTTGAAGTAGATGTAAGGGATGTTTTTCTTGGAGGGATCGCGCCACATGTCACCTTTAAGCCCAGTGCCAACAGACATCTTAAGAGCTTTAGGAGCTGCAACAATACAACGACGCTCGTCGCCATCAGATCCAGTGGAGAGCGGAAGACGCTCGGTGTGGATGAAGCGGAAGCCGAGGAAGGTTGTAACATTTCCTTCAACAAGGGACTTGCGAACTGCGTAGTCGGAGTTAACGACTTCATCAATGCCGAGAAGGTCGTCGAGCTGCTTAGCAGAAACAAAGCAGTTGATGATTTCTTCTTGGTCGATTGCGTGAAGACGAAGCATAGTCCGACGTACCGCACGAAGTTTTTCAAGAGTGAGACCAGAACTTGCAGTTCCGTAGTCGCCACCAACAGAGAAACCTTCAGTGTTACCACCAGCAACTACGTAGTCGCCAGCAGCGGTGATGTCTCCAGAGGAGAGCGCACCAACAACAATGTTGGAACGGTTTTCATCTCCAACGCCTTCAGCGAAGGTAACGGTGGTTGCACCGCTCTTGCCTGTGTAAGCGTTACCGAAGTAGTTCTCGATGATGATGTCGTCAATCTTACGTTTACCCGACGCAAGCAAAGCTTGAGTGTAGGAGTTCATAGGATCGGTGACTACACGCTTAAGGTCTTTCTCGTCGATATATTTACCGAGTTCGTAGTCCTTAAGACCGAGGCGACGACGGTCGTGGTTGATGTCACTGTTGGGGTTCGCACCGAAACGACCAGTATCTTCAGACATGTCGGCGGCAGTGCCGATACGATCAAAGTATTGATACTCTTCGTTCTGTGTTTCTTGCTCGAAATACGGTTGAAGCTTCGATTCGGTTTGTTGGAACGCTTGTTCAAAACCTTCACGGAAAACTGCAACGTATGATTTTTCAATATAATTCTCAGGACTCGACGCTGTCGCGTTGGAGTAACCCTGAGATCCTACTGCTGATAATGCCATGATATATAATAATTAGAAGTTTGAATGAATAGTTTGCTTTTTCGATGAGCTACCCTTTCGGACTCTTCTAGTTATAACGTGACTAACGGCTTTCCAAAGCTGTTACTAGACCCAAAAAAGGGCTACCTAGTATGTTCTAGATAGCCCAGCAGAATATATTTGTCAAGTAGTTTTAACCCTGTCCGTACATAGTTTCGTACAGTTTTGTGCGCTGGGCTAGGATCTCTTCGCGTTTAGCACGATCAGCCAAGTTCAACGATGCGGGATCAGTCAGGATTAACTGGGAGTGTGTTTCATCCAACTCCTTAATCGTGTTACGAAG